GGCATGGCTGATGCTTTTGAGCGCATTGTGAGGATCAAGGGACGCGCCACAGCCAACAATATGGGCCAGATGATGGGCATTGACCAGGGGACCATGAATCTCCTGCTCACTGGCCGTAAAGAGTTGGAACTGACCTTGCGCCGCCAAAAGGAATCGAATGCGGTCACCGCAAAGCAGGCGGAAGAGGCTGTCAAGCTCAAGAAGTCCATCGAGCAGGTAAAGCAGACATTCGCAGCGTTCGGTCGCGATCTATTGCAACAGGCTGCACCGGCTATTGAGAAAATACTCGCCTTGCTGCTTTCTTTCGGGAACTGGGTACGCGCAAATCAGGAATCGGTAGTAATGTTTCTGAAACTGGTTACGGTTGGCCTGGGCGCACTCGCTTTGGCGGCGATGCCTATCAATCTTACTGTTCTGGCGATCATCGGACTCGCGGCTGCTATTGCTTTGTTGTGGCAAGATTACGAGACGTGGAAGCGTGGCGGGGATTCGCTGATTGATTGGGGCAAGTGGGAGCCGGGAATCAAGTTTGCGCTCGGAGCCATGGAAGCTCTGAAGAATGGTCTTGTCGGCCTCTACGAAGCGTACACGCGCTGGTATGAGCGAGTGACGGGGCACAAGTTCTCTGATGATTTTACGGCTGGAATTCAGGCTATTGGGAACGTTTTGGGGATTCGCGGGAAGAACCTCTCTGCCAAACAAATGCAGGAGTTCTTTCAGAAACTCGGATGGACTCCTGAGCAATCCGCTGGCATCGCAGCGAACTTGATGAGGGAGAGCCAGGGGAATACAAACGCTCTTGGCGACCATGGGCAGGCTGTAGGGCTTGCACAATGGCATCCTGACCGGCAGGCTACATTCAAGCGCGTGTTTGGAAAAGACTTGCGTGATGCCAGCCCAGAAGAGCAGATGGCTTTCGTAAATTGGGAGCTTACGCAGGGACCGGAGCGGAATGCGGGTAACCAACTGCGCGGCGCAAAGAACGCTTCGGATGCGTCTAGCATCGTGTCTCGCCTATACGAGCGGCCCGAGGATGCTTCCGGGCAGGCTTCGGCGCGTGGGGCATACGCTCAATCACTGATGGGCGTTGCAGGTGCGGGAAACTATACCGCTGGCTTGATGAGCTATCTCCGCAATCCGGCTAACGCATCGTCGGATCAGAGTCGCAGCCTGCAAATTGGGGAAGTCAAGGTCTATACCGCCGCGACTGACGCGCCGGGAATCGCCAAGGACATGAAACAATCGCTCGAATGGCAATTCGCAAGCCAGGCGAATTCGGGGTTGAACTAAATGCCTATTATCCCCTATCCCGATGTTCCAATGGTCTCAGGCGTGCCATCGGTCCCGCGCGTGAACACTTCTATTCCTCCCGAAGATGCAGGCGCAACAATACCGCTTGGAGCGACGACAGAGGCGCTCACGAACTCTCTGCAATCTTCTCCGCAGTGGGGAATCTTTCCGTCGGTCACGACATCTTCATCGTTTGCGGGAACAACTTCGACAACGAATGTGCTAGGAAATGCGCTCGGGGCCAGCAGTGACAGTACGGCGGTTCTTTCCACGTATGATGTGACCTATATCAAGGAAATGCGAATCAGTGATTTCCCGATTGAGCAGGGGGGATTTGCAAGCTACAACAAAGTTGAGATGCCGGGAAACCCTAAAGTCACGCTGATTTTGAATGGCACAGAGGATGATCGCGCGGCGTTCCTGACGGCAGTGGACGCGGCTTGCAAGTCTACACAGCTTTATAGCGTAGTGACGCCAGAAGCGACGTACACGAATGTCAGCCTTGAGACCTACACCTATCAGCGCACTGCAATCAAGGGAGCCAACCTCCTTATTGTGGAAATTTCACTCAAGGAAATCCGCTCCGTATCGGCTTCATATACGACGGTTGCCACGCCGATCAATGATCCGCAAAGTCCAAGCGCAGCCCCGCAGACAGACAACGGAATGGTGCAATCTCCGAAGCCTGATATTTCGACGCTGAAATCCATTATCAGCATGTTCCCGTCATTGTCAGGAGCGAATTAAATGCAACAGGTTCCGCTCCAATCCGTGCCCTCGCAGCAGGTCAAGACAGTTCTCGGTGGTCAGAACTGCCAGATTGCTGTGTATCAAAAGACCCAGGGAATGTTTGTCGATCTCAACGTGGCAGGCGTAGATATATCGAGCGGAGTTCTTGCGTTGAATGGCGTGCCACTATGCCCGACCAGCTACTTGGGCTTCGTTGGGAATTTGCTATTCATCGATACGCAGGGATTGGATGATCCTGATTACACCGGGGTGGGAGTCCGTTTTCAGCTTTTGTACCTTACGGGTGCCGAATATGAACTCCTTTGAGAACAAAAAAAGACTGCGCTTCGTTGTTACTCTAGCCACAGGTACATTTGGCTCCAGTTCCAACAATGTGATTACGCTCGAAGGGTTTCGCGCCATCGCCATGATCGAGAAGGCTGGCGGAAACCAGATGGGTTCGATGCGGGCGCAAATTTACGGAGTAAGCCAAAGCGACATCCGGTCCATCACAACTCTGCAATGGCAACCAAACAGAATCATTCCAAACACTGTACAAGTATTCGCCATCGACGGAGCGCAGGAAACCAGCGTTTTTACCGGAAACATCATCAACGCTTGGGGCGACTATCGGTCCATGCCAGACGTGTTCCTGATGATTCAGGCGCAATCCGCCTACTATCCCCAGTTGCTTCCAGTCGCGCCTGTAAGCTATCAGGGAAGCATCGACGTGGCAACTGCAATGGGCCAACTTGCGGCAGGTATGGGATTCACGTTTGAGAACAACGGCGTGTCTATCCAACTGGCGAACGTATATCTTCCCGGAACCGGAATGGATCAGGCGAAGAGTTTGGCGCGGGCGGCTGGAATCGATCTCTATCTTGACGATACAGTGCTGGCGATCACGCCTCCAAACACTCCTCGAGGTTCGCAGATTCCGCAGATTTCAAAAGGTTCAGGAATGGATGGGTATCCCACATTCGACGGTGTGGGAGTCAATTTCCAGATCGTTTTCAATCCGGCAGTGCGATTTGGTGGATCAATTCAGATTGTGACCGATATTCAGCAAGCTGCTGGACAGTGGATAGTGACTTCGATCAATCACCAACTGGAAAGCGAGAAGCCTAGCGGCGCATGGTTCTCGACAGTGAGAGGAAATAAATATGGGCTTGCTGTCACAAACTGACGAGGTAACGCTCGGTGCGCTTAAGCCCTCTACGACGTGGGGCGACTACAACAACATTCTCTTTGTTGTGATGCAGGCGCTTGCCAAGATGCAGACGGCGACGATAGTAAAAATCATGGCCTGCTCAAATTCAGGCGACGCTTCCCCAGTCGGAACTGTTGACATCATGCCGATGGTGAATCAAGTGGATGGAAGCGGAAACCCAACGCCGCACGGAACGATCTACAATATCCCATATTTCCGCATCCAAGGCGGTGCGAATGCGGTGATTCTCGACCCGCAAGTTGGAGACCTTGGTATCGCCGTATTTGCCAGTAGGGACATTTCCAATGTGAAGTCTACGAAGGCACAGGCCAATCCCGGAAGCTGGCGGCAATACGACTGGGGAGACGGGATGTACCTGGGCGGGTTGTTGAATGGCACGCCGAACCAATTTATTCAGTTTTCCTTGGCTGGTATCGTGGTTTCGGTTCCGCCAGCAGCAACAGCGACAATCCAAACAGGTGATGAACTTTCTAGCGTAATCGTTGATGATGATAATGTTAGAATGGATTCGTCAGATGTAGACATAACCGCAGAGATAGGAGAAATTGATCTGACAGGAGAAGTCTACACGGACCAGAATCTGCACGTTGGGTCTGGGGCGACCGGGACATTCAGCACGTCAACTGGGCAGACAGTGACAGTGCAAGATGGAATCGTAATTGATCTTGGGTGAGAGATGAATATAGCGTACTTCAACTCGACGATTCACGAGCTTAACGAAGCGGCTACATATCTGAACAAATACGCTGCTTACGTGAACGCTAAGATTGCAAGCATCGAATCGCAACCCATCCCTAATGGGGCTACTTCGCTTCCCGGTTACGCTTCGCCGTGTGGACAACTTGCTTTATTGGCTGTGCAGTTGATTGAGAAAATCGACAATGTGTCTACCAAAACAACAAAGAACATCAACAAGGCAACTGCCGATATTGCAACCATGCAAACAAACATTCTCGCGCAGATTTCAACGCTTGAAGGTTTGATGATTATACCAACCGATCTTCCATCTGTGCTTACCTGGATCAACAAAATCATCAACACGTTCGCGGGTCCATATGCCACATATACAGGGCAGCAGGCTACCTTGGTAACACAAGAAGCGTTGCTGGCCGCTGCTGCAACGCGACTGGCCACGGCCATCACAACCGCATCGTCTACATTGACAAGCGCAATATCAGATGCTCAGTCTAGGCTAGGATGTGCGATATGAGTACGACTGGATACAATACGCTCTTGCTCTCGCGGTCCCAATCGGATTTGTGCCTCGACAGCAGCGGGAACATCGCCATGGCTACTCCATCCTATTCTTTGGCTCAGGATGTGGCGAGTGCCGTTCGGCTGTTTCTGGGGGAACTGTATTACGATCAGACAAAGGGTATTCCGTATTGGACTCAGGTTTTCGGGCAGTATCCTCCCACATCGCTACTCAAGGCGCTTATTGTCAAAGCGGCACTGACAGTTCCGGGAGTGATAACGGCTCAGGTGGTAATTCAGTCTTTCACTTCCCGTGAAGTGACAGGAAAGATTCAATTCACCGATTCTATGGGGGCAGCGAATGGCATCGCCTTCTAGCTCAGTTCCGGCAATCACATTCAATTCGACAGGAATCGTGCTGCCCGCTGAATCAGATATTCTGGCCGGCGTACAGGCGGATCAGAATACGGCTTTCGGGGGGGGGTTGAATCCCTCTCTGGAAGCCCCGCAGGGCCAGCTTGCCAGCAGCGATACAGCCATCATCGCCGAGAAAAACAGCGAAATTGCCTATGTTGTAAATCAGGTGGACCCGCAATACGCTTCTGGTCGGTTCCAGGATGCCATAGGGCGCATCTACTTCATGGATCGCAAGGTGGCACAGCCAACCATCGTGACGGCCACTTTGAGCGGTCTGGTGGGCGCGATTATCCCATCGGCATCTCAAGCCAAAGACACATCAGGGAACAAATACACTCTCGCGGCTCAGGTCACTATCGGCTCGGACGGAACAGCGCAAGGCGTTTTCCAGAACATCGTGAATGGTCCAATTCCGTGCGCGGACAACACTCTGACGCAGGTATATCAGGCGGTGCCAGGATGGGATGCGGTCAACAATCCAACATTGACCGGAGGCATCGCAAGTGCTGTTCTCGGTAGGAATGTCGAATCAAGAGCAGATTTCGAGTATCGCCGTCAGGCATCTGTCGCGGTCAATGGGAATGGCACAACACAGGCAATTCGCGGAAAT